ACACGTTATCTCATTATGTCTGGACTTGATCGTGCAATATCGAAACCTTATTGGGAACATTTTGCATGGGAAGAATCAGACATTTATCAAGAAGTTGAAGCAAATTCTATTACAGGATATTAACCATGCCTATTTTAAAAGATTCCGCTCTTGCTTTAGGTCAAGGGATAATAGACGTTGGTGATACTGCTGTTGGCTTAGCTGATTTAGTTTCTCGTGGAAAAGTTCGCCAAGGTTTATTTTCTCTTGGTTATGATCCAGAACAATCTAAAAAGTTTCTACAATCATTTCAAACTAAAAAATATCAAACTGAACAAGATAAATTTAACAAAGCAGGTATTTTAAAACAAATAGGTATGTTAGTAACAAAACCAAAGTTTGCAATTAAACAAGGCGCAAGAATACTTCCTATGACATTAGCTAATATTGCATCAGGTAAAGTTGTTAATAAAGCTCTTAATCCAACACTCTCTTATGCTTTAGGTGAAGGTATTACTACTCTTGGACAAGAATCAGCTAATAGAAGATCTAAAGAAAAACCAAAATTAACTTCGGAAGAACTTGGTCAAGTTATTTCACAAGCAGGTTTAAATGTTGCTGGAGGTTATTTAGGTGGAAAAGTTGGTAAACGTCTTGGATTAAATTATCTCGACGAAGCTCTCGGACAAAGTACAATGTTTACATCTCCAGTTAAAGGTTGGACTAATGTTGGAGCAGGTATAATTAACGAAGGTCTTTTACAACAAATACCACAACAAACATTACAAGATTATTTCCGATAAAATTAATTTAACTCAACAAAAATGAATCAATTTTGTTCAACATTTTAACAAAACAATATAAAGAAAATTAACTCAAAGTGAGCTCTAATCATATGGCCATTGAAGACATATTAAATAATATAACTGGTGGAAGTGGCACAACCGGAAAAGCAATGACAACGGATCAAAATCAATCCGTTGTTTTAGACGACTTCTCTCCAGATCAACCTGTCTGGGCCACAGAAGAACCAATCGAAGATATTGTTGCGCCAATAGAAAGCGATATCACACAAGGTGATCTTCCAATCATTGAAAAAGAAGTCCTTCGGGCTGAGGCTCTTGTACTCGTTACCAACATTGCTGAGAAGCAATCTCAAGAAACAATTTCAGACATCACAACCAAAGTCCTTGAAGGTTACAAGATTGATCTCGCTACTCGCTCTGAATGGGAAGAACTTAACAAACAAATCATTGACCTCGTTAAACTCCTTGTTAAAAAGAAAACTTATGCTGGTGAAGTTGTTGCTAATGTTAAATATCCTCTGATCATCAACTCTTGTATCCAATTCGCTGCCAGAGCATACCCAGAAATCGTCAAAGGTAACGATGTTGTTAAGAGCAAAGTAATTGGAAACGATCCAGATAATATCAAATGTAATCGCGCTAAACGAATAGCTGATTTCATGTCATTCCAAGTTCTTAATGAAATGCCAGACTGGGAGGAAGGAGTTGATCAACTTCTTTTCACTCTCCCAGCAATCGGATGTGCTTTTAAGAAATCTTACTTCGACTCTATCGAACGTCGTAATGTTTCTCAAATGGTTTTCGCTGATGATCTGGTTATTAATTATTTTGCCGAATCTCTTGAACGCGCTCCACGCATTACTCATCGAATCTATCTTTATCATAATGAAATCGTTGAACGAATCAATTCTGGCGTTTTTACCAAGTTCGACATCGCTGAACTCGGGCAAGCAACATCAGATAAAACCTCTGACACTGATGAAGACACACCACATCTTTTCCTTGAACAACATCGTTGGTATGATCTCGATGGCGACGGTTATCAAGAACCTTACATTGTAACTGTTCATGAGCAATCTCAAAAGCTTGTCCGGATTGCTCCAAGATTTGCTTCGGATGGAATTATTAGAGGTGATAATGATTCTATTATTAAAATCATCCCAGAACATTACTTCACTCGTTATCTATTCATGCCATCCGTTGATGGTGGTTTTTATGGGATGGGATTTGGTTCTTTACTCATGTCAACCAATTCTGCAATCAACACTATCATTAACCAACTTTTAGATGCTGGAACTTTATCGAATCGTCAATCAGGTTTTCTTGGGCGCGGTCTCCGTCTTGGTCGCGGCAAGTCTCTTCAGCTTAAATCTGGAGAATGGAAACCAGTAGATTGCACCGGAGATGATCTTCGTAAAAATGTTTTCCCGATGCCAATCAGAGAACCATCTTCAACTCTTTTTTCTCTTCTTGGTATGCTAATTGATAGTGGAAAAGAATTAGCAGGAATGACAGAAATTTTAGCAGGCAATTCTCCTGGCGCCAATGTTCCGGCTGAGTCTGTGTTAGCTCTAATTGAACAAGGCCTCCAAGTATACTCTGCGATCCATAAACGAATCTATCGATCTCTATATAAAGAGTTCGTTAAGATTAGACGTTTAAATGCTCTTTATCTTGATCAGATGACATATTCAACTGTGTTAGATGATCCAGAAGCAAATATTCAAGCGGATTTTAATTCAGCCGATTTCGATATCATACCAGTTGCCGATCCGCATTCTAACACAATGATTCAACGCCTAATGAAAGCCAAGGCAATGCTTGATTTACGTGGTCAAGGATTGGACGATATGGAAATCTTGCGGCGTTATCTAATGGCAATGGAAGTTGATAACATTGAAGCTCTATTTCCAGACCAAGAACAAGCTGATCCAACTGAGCAATTATCGCTTCAAAAACTCCAACTCGAGATGCAAGAGCTTCAAGCGAAAATTGAAAAACTTCAATCTGAAACCCAGCTTAATTATGCTAAAGCACAATCGGAATCTATGGAGCCAATCAGAAAACAAGCTGGTATTGAGAATGATGCTCGCAAACTCGGACTTCAGTCAGCTCAGACTCTTAATCAAATTCAACTAGGTCAAGCAAATCAGATCGAGAATCAAAGAATGAATTTAAACAAAGAAGAAACCGAACGAATAAAATTAGAATCTCAAGCAAATCAGAGAAATCAAGAAATGGTAAAACAACTTAATCTAGGTCGAGAATACGGCCTGAAAACAAATAATCAAAACGATGAGGAATAATTAAAATGAATTTCGGTCAAGCAATAGAAGCTATGAAAGATGGAAAGAAAGTAGCACGAGCTGGTTGGAATGGAAAAAGAATATTTATTAAAATACAGTTTCCTGATGATAAATCAAAAATGACCCATCCGTACATTTATATTGATACAACAAAACTTCAAACAATAAATCCATTGGCACCAAAAGTTTTAGTTCCGTGGTTCGCGTCTCAAACAGATATACTTTCAGAAGATTGGCAAATTGTAGAATAATATTAAAAGGATTTATCATTATCATGTCATTATCTAAGGAATCATTTGACGAATGGAAAGAACATCCAGTTACAAAAGAAATTTTTAAAGAAATTAAAAACGCTGTTGAACATTTAAAACTTCAGCTCTCAGAAGGAGCAACAATTAGTTTTTCTGCCGAGGAAACTCATGGTAAAACTAATTATTTTGTAGGCCAAATAGAAGGTCTTAACCAATTACTTAACATTAGCTTTGAAGAATAAACATAAGCAATCTTTTTATTTAGGAGATCAATCAATGAGCAAAGAATTTAATTATCTTAATGAATCTGGCATAATCCCAACCGGTGGTCATGTTCTCGTACTTCCAGAAAAAGTAGAGGAAAAAACCGCTGGTGGAATCTATCTTCCAGACACAACTCGTGATCAAGAGCAAGCAGCCGCCACAATTGGCACCGTTATCGCCATAGGCCAATCTGCCTGGAACGATATTGATGACCATAACTGGGCTCAAGTTGGAGATAAAGTTTCTTACGCTCGCTATGCCGGAGTTGCTATGAAAGGCCAAGATGATCAGGATTATGTTCTCATTAATGATAATGATATTCTCGCTCGATTGATTTTCTAACTAAGGAGTTTTATTATGCCAGAAGAATTTATAGAAGATATTATTGCAGAATCAAATAGTGAACCCGAGCAAACCTCAAATGATCCGGTTGAAAGTTCCAGTGAGACTAACATAACAGACGATACTAATAATCAGACTGATGAATCTTCTCAGCCGGATTCTCAAACAACAGAAGAAAATACTGTTGATCAAACCAATGATTCTAACGATTCTCAAAGTGTTGAATCTCTGGCAACTCAGCTCGGTTGGAATGCAGATCACGCAGGACCAAATGCAGTTGATGCAGCAACATATATCCTCCGGTCTAGAGAGATCCAAAATTCGATGAAAGAACGGAACGATACTCTCAAAGGTCAGCTTACTAACTTACAATCTTCCATTGATGCACTTAAAGAACATAACGAACGCGTATATCAGGCTGATCTTGCTGCGAAACAAGCTGAAATTGAATCTTTAAGGAAAGAAAAACGAGCAGCAGTCGAACTTGCTGATGTAGATAAAGTTGATGAGATTGATTCAAAAATTGATATTATTCAAAAGAATCTCAACCAACCAATCCCACAAACTCAATCGGTTAATCCGGTGTTTGATTCCTGGGTTAAAGATAATCAATGGTATCTAACCGATTCTGAAATGGCACAATATGCTGACACCGTTGCACAACAATATGTTGGTGCTCCTCCGGAACGAATTTACTCCCTGGTTCGAAATAAAGTCATTGAAGTTTTTCCAGAAAAGTTTGAAGAATCAAAACCATCTGAATCAGTTGAGCAAACAACTTTGGCTAATGTTGCTAAACAAACTCAGAGTAAACCTAAGCCAGTTGGTCCGGCATCTCCTGTTGAAGCAGCAAAACCATCTGGACAAAAACCAAGTTTTTCCAAAGCCGATCTTACGCAGGATCAACTTGCAATTATGCGTCAGTTTTCTCAGGCCGGCATCATGACAGAAGAACAATACATTAAAGATATAGCAAAACTTCAAGGATAAAAAATGACAGATAGCAAAGCAAAGCAAACAACTCAAGCAAGCCGCAAACGAATCCCGTTAGGAACACGGAACATTTTAACTGCACCGAAAAGAGTCGGATTCGTGCGCCGATTTGTTAATGATAAGGGAGACCGAATTCAAATGTTTAAGGATGCTGGCTGGGATATTGTTACTGGCGCTGGTGAAGCTGGTGATGATAAACTTGGTCGAGCTACATCTATGGGCAGTGGAACTAATCCTCATGTTGGAGGTGGTCAGCGAGCAATTCTTATGGAAATTCCAGAAGAGATTTATGAACAAGATATTGCTGCCAGTCAAGCTGAAATCACTAAAGTAGAGAATCAAATTAAACGAAACTCTTCTGTAGAGGATCATAATGGTCTCTCAGGTAAAATTGAAATTAGATAAAATTTTTTAAAGGATTTAAATTATGGCAAATTCTGATATCCATCGCGGATTTAAACCTATTAAACATCTTAATGGATCTCCTTGGAATGGTAAGGCAAACGTTTATTATATTCCATCAAGTGATTCAACGGCAACTTTCATCGGTGATGCAGTTAAATCTGCCGGATCTGCTGACGCAACGGGTAAATTCCCTTCTGTAGCTCAGGCTGCCGCTGGTGATTCTATTCGTGGTGTCATTGTTGGGTTTGGTACAACTCCTCATATGATGGCTAATCCGGATAATCTTGGTATGAAATATCGTGCAGCATCAACCGCAATGTATTGTCTTGTTGTAGATGATCCGCAGGTAATTTTTGAAATCCAGGAAGATTCTGTTGGTAATTCTATTACTGCCGCAATGGTTGGTTTGTCAACCAATATTGTTGTTGGTACAGGTTCTACCACCACAGGCAAATCTGCAATGGAACTTGATTCAAGCGACACCGGAACAGATACAGCTGGGCAATGTCGGATTCTTCGTCTTGTTGATCGTGAAGACAATGCTCTTGGTGATCATGCTAAATGGGAAGTTCTTATTGGCGAACATGAACTTGGTCTAACTGTTTCTACTGACGTTTAAGGAGTTTTATTATGGGTGTTATTACTACCAGTAATTTTGCAAAAGATCT